TTTAACCGACTCATGGATATTGAAGAAGGGATTAAGCGAATGGAGAACCGTCTAGTTATGGGTGCAGGAAGTATGATACTCTTCCTCGCGGGTGTCATTGTGACGCTATTAATGAAATAAATGCCAATTGAATATGAATTTCAACCAAAAAGGAACAGATTTTTTAAAGACTTCATTTTTGCATGCTCTATAGGATTTAATATAGGGTTGGTAATAGGGCTATTGATGGTAGCCTTTTCTTAGGAGATAAGAATGGAAAATGTACACATTTTTAAGAAGCACGGTAAGTGGATTCTTAGTGAAAATGGAGCAGTGCTTCATGCCTCAGAAGATTGCGGTGAAATCTTTGATATGGTGTTAGAGCACGAAGCTCTTATCCCAGTACCCGAAGTTCGGGAATACGATAGCATGGAAGAGGCTGTCGCAGAGGAAGACTAATGCCAGGACATTATGGACACGGCGGTAAAAAGGGTAAAAAGAAAAAGGGCGGCAAGAAAAAGAAGTCTATGGGGGGTTTGACTGCAAAGCAGATGAAACTTCCACCAGCATTGCGTAAAGCAATCATGAAGAAGAAGCGTGGCGGTAAAAAGAAGAAGTAAGCGTAAAGCTGCAAAAAAGCGACCAGTGCCTACAAACAAAAAATTGTATGCACGAGTAAAAGCACAAGCTAAGCGCAAGTTCAAAGTTTATCCTTCTGCTTACGCAAACGGATGGCTAGTAAAAACTTACAAAGCGCAGGGCGGTAAATACCGCATGGGAAAGTAAAATGGAATTTATACTTGGTATGGCAGTAGGTGCAACACTGCACTGGGCCTGGAAAAAGTGGGGCCATAAACTTACAGTCTAATGGCTAAGCCTAAGGGTGGACTCACCAAGTGGTTCAAAGAAAAGTGGGTAGATATTTCCCGTCCTAAAAAGGGCGGGGGGTCTGCAATCCGACGTAAAAGAGCAGCCGGTAATCCCGGAGGCAAGCCGACTATGGTAAAAACGTTTACCAAGCGAAAAGCGAGAATGAGACGTGGCGGCAAAAAGAAAAGGTAGAAAGAAAGACCCTCGTTTAGCACGCGCTAAAGTAAAAGGATATAATAAACCAAAACGTACTCCGGGCCACCCGAAGAAGTCCCACATCGTCGTAGCAAAGGTAGGTGACAAAGTCAAAACGATTCGATTTGGGCAACAAGGCGCTAAAACAGCGGGTAAGCCAAAAGCAGGAGAGTCAGCAGCAATGAAGCGCAAGCGTGCATCTTTCAAAGCACGTCATCGTAAAAACATTGCAAAGGGCAAAATGAGCGCAGCTTATTGGGCCGATAAGGTGAAGTGGTAGTGTTTGAACGCGAAGTACAAGAGCTAAACTCAACATGGGCTTACAAGTATGATATTGACCAGTACGCAAAACGTGAGCACTGGCAAATAATGAAAGAGCACCCCTACGTAGGGGACTGTGAAGATTATGCACTTACATTACTTTATTTAATTAGTGGTAAATCAATGCTAAAGTTTTGGATGTATTTAATCACTGGTAAAGCACAGATTCGTAGAGTTATCACAAAAAATGGAGGAGGGCACGCTGTTCTTCGTTTTGGAGATATGTGGGCGGATAACTGGACTAAAAAGTTTGTAAGCTGGGAGGAGATGGAAAAGTTAGGACATAAAAAGTACTACTGGTTTTATTTTCCTCAAGACGTGGCACTTAAACTTGCCATGGCAAAATGGAAGAAGTAATGAGCGAAGACCAAAAATATCATCCCGCGGATACTAATGGAGATGGGCATGTAAGTCCAGAAGAGCATCAAATGTATCTTGAGTTCAAACGCAAAGAGCTTGAAGACTTAGATGCAATGCGAGATGCTCAGCGCAGTATGACGTGGTTTGCATTGTTTGGATTGCTTCTTTACCCATTTGCAGTAGTACTCGCAGATTGGATTGGACTCGATCAAGCTAGTAAAATACTTGGTGATATGGCTGCTACATACTTTGTTTCAGTAGCGGCAGTAGTCGCTGCCTTCTTCGGAACGCAGGCGTACTCGAGCAAGAAGTGATTCGATTACTGCCACTCATATTTTTGAGTGGCTGTGTAGCAATGGCACCAAATCTCGAAGCTACTGAAGATTTAGTAACAGGACAGCTATACTACACTTTCGAACTCGGAGTGTCGTATCCAAAGAAGAAATTTATGACTCCGGAAGAGTGGATAGAGTATCATCAATCTCCGGACAGCCAAAAGGAAGCATTATATGCTACTTACAAAGAGCGGGAAGAAATTGAAAAACGCTGGGAAAATTTTATTGAGAATTGTCTCCTGGCCGCTACGCTGGATTGCTAGTTTCTTTGTAAATGAGTGGGAAGTAACTATCTGGATAGATCCTTCGAAGAAAACTCAGTATCAGTTTAAATGGCTTGAAAAATGCGAGCCTAAACACTTAAAAGGAAAGCTCGTATCTGGAGAGCCTTTTGAGTTAAAAACGCAAGACGCGTTTAATTTCCAGATTAAAAAGGTGAAGTAATGTTTGGAATGATTAAAATGCTGCCCATCGTACTGCTCCTAGCCGGAGCGGGGTATGCGTATCATACGACTACGGTAGCCCAGAAAGACGAAACAATCGCTCGTCTCGAAGCAAACGCAGTAACTTTAAAAGAAAACGCTATGAGACTAGAAACTGCATTCGAAACAGAGAAAGCAGCACGAGAGAGATCAGAGCAAAATCTGCAAGCTCAGTTAAAGGCAGTAGGAGAGCTTACAGAAAAGGCAAACGCAATGCAAGCAGAGATGGACGACTACCTATCAATCTTCAAGCGTCATAATCTTACTAAACTTGCACGCGCAAAGCCAGGATTGATTGAACCACGAATAAATAATGGTACGAAAGACGTATTTCGTGCGCTCTTACAGCCACAGCCTCTTCCTGCGCCGGAACCAGTTATTAAAACTGTAACCGAATACAAAACATTAGAGATATATCAACCTCCGCTTCCAAAAGCAATTGATATGCAAGATGTAGAGTTTTTTGTAGTTACAGAGAAGAATCTAGATGAGCAAATCAAAAAGCTGGAAAAGCTGCAGGACGGAACTTACGTACTCTTTGGACTTACTCCACAAGACTACGAAAACATGGCGTATAATCTGCAAGAGTTGCGTAGATATATTCGTCAGCAAAAAGAAATTATTATTTATTATCGTCAAGCAACACAAGATGATGAAAACACGGACGCCGAAGATTGGATGGAGAGAAATGAAGAAACTCTTGAAGATCAACAACAGGACTAAAACATGGCTGTACAAATTAGTCGAGCTGACATCTCTTCCGATGAGATACTAGATTTACAATCTGAGACACGCTTTCTAAAACTACCAACAGATCCCGCAGTTTCAAGGCGACAGGGCAAAACATACATCGCCAACATCATAGGGCAATTAGTATCATTAGTGCCCGGTTCTAACATTTTAATAATGTCTCCCAATTACTCGCTGTCTCAGATTTCTTTCGACTTGCAAAGAAATCTAATTAAACACTTTGATTTAGAGGTAGCGAAAGACAATGCAAAAGATAAAGTTATAGAACTTAGTAACGGTTCTACGGTTCGAATGGGCTCAGTGAACCAGGTTGATTCCTGTGTAGGTCGTAGCTACGACTTAATTATTTTTGACGAGGCGGCGTTGGCAGACGGTAAAGATGCCTTTAACGTAGCACTTCGTCCTACTTTGGATAAGGATAACTCTAAAGCTATCTTTATTTCAACCCCTCGGGGCAGGAACAACTGGTTCGCAGAGTTTTTCGATAGAGGATTTAATGATGAGTTTCCTGAGTGGTGCTCGATTCGAGCTACTTATAGAGACAATCCGCGGATGTCTGAAATGGACATCCAAGAAGCTCGTAAGTCGATGTCGGACTCTGAATTTCGTCAAGAATACGAAGCAGACTTTAATACTTACGAAGGACAAATATGGAACTTTAATCATGAAGTATGTATCGTGGATAATTCAGAGCTTGATACTCGTCGCATGGATACATTTGCTGGTCTCGATGTTGGTTATCGTGACCCGACTGCTTTCTGCGTAATTGCGTATGATTGGGATGAAGAACAGTACTATGTATTAGATGAGTACCTCGATGCTGAAAAGACAACGGAACAGCACGCGAAAGAAATACAAGGAATGATTGACAAATGGGATATCGACTACATTTACATTGATTCCGCAGCTCAGCAAACACGCTTTGACTTCGCACAAAATTACGATATATCATCGCTCATGTAGCTGGCGTTGTTGATAATGATAAACTGATGGTCGACCAGCGATGTGGTGAAACATTATCTTGTCTTGACCAGTATCAATGGGACCCAAACCCAAATCTCGCAAGAGAAAAACCAAAACACAACCGAGCATCGCATATGGCCGATGCTCTCCGATATGCACTATACTCGTTTGAAACAAGTCAGAGTGGGTTCTAAAGATACCTACAAAAAATAGTGTTTGACAATTTATGTTACAAGGGCTATAATTCAAAATGAAAAAGCTGAAAAGAGATCCTGTAAAATACATAAGAGATCGAGCTAAATCAAAGTATGAAAAAGGTACAGAATGCCACATTTGTGGCGCTGATACCGAACTTGATTTTCACCACTTTTACACTCTAGCGCCTCTACTAAGAGAATGGTTAAAGGAAAAGCAAAAAGAGAGACCTGCGCACTACACGGATGAGTATATAGTAATTTGGCGAGACGAGTTCATAGAAGATAAATGGGCGGAGCTGTACGAGCACACAGTGACACTTTGCCATAAACATCATTTGGAACTGCATAGATTATACGGCAGAAATCCAGCCCTAGTGACTGCAAAGAAACAAATGCGCTGGGTAGAGATTCAAAGAGACAAACATGGCATGGTATGATAGAATATTAGGACGAACGCCAGAGGCAGAAGAAAAACTAAATCCTGCGCAACCGTACTATGACCATAAAGTTCAGCCTACTCGTGAGTTTACTACAAGCTATGAAAGAGCTTACGAGCAATTAGAAATTGTAAACAGAGGTGTCAACATGATTGTGGATGACGCGTCTGAAATACCAATCACAGTAACTGGTCCTGTGCAAGGTGTTCAAAGTGTAGTAAAAGGTATTAAGCGGTCTCGCGTAGACTTACTTCTTAATAAAGAGCCTAACCCTTTTCAAGATATTAGCACTTTTCGCCGTAATTTAATTACAGACTACTTACTAGATGGTAACATCTTTATTTATTTTGATGGAGTACATTTATATCACTTACCTGCTAATAAAGTAATTATTCACTCAAGCGATAGTACTTACATTGAAAAGTTCACGTTTAATGAAATCATTACATACAGCCCAAATGAGATTATACACATCAAAGATAACTCTTTCTATTCTATTTATAGAGGAGTATCAAGATTAAAGCCTGCTCTTCGCACAATGAACTTGATGAAGAGCATGAGAGATTTCCAAGATAATTTCTTTCGAAATGGGGCGGTTCCCGGTTTAGTTCTTAAATCACCAAACACCCTCTCAGAGAAAATTAAAGAAAGAATGATTCAGTCTTGGACTGCTCGGTACAGACCTGATGCAGGAGGTCGAAGACCTCTTATTCTTGACGGCGGTATTGAGATTGATAAAGTTTCAAACATTAACTTCAAAGAGCTAGACTTTCAAGCAGCAATTGAAGATAATGAGAAAATTATATTAAAAGCTTTAGGTATTCCACCTATTATGCTAGACTCAGGTAATAATGCAAATCTGCGTCCAAATATGAGAATGTATTACCTGGAGACTATTTTACCCATCGTAAGAAAAATGAATTTTGCGATAGAACGATATTTTGGATTTCAGTTAGCGGAAGATATTACTGATATTCCGGCCTTACAACCAGAACTGCGAGACCAGGCACAGTATTACTCAGCTCTTGTAAATACTGGAATTATCTCTCCGAACGAAGCGAGAGATGCTTTGGGATTTGATGGTATGGAAGGATATGATGAGCTTAGAGTACCAGCAAATATCGCTGGAAGTGCGGCAAACCCTGATGAAGGTGGAAGACCTGTCGAAACGGAGGAAAATTAATGGGATTACGAGTAAAGCGAACAGTACTGGAGATTGCGGCTCAACATTTCAAAGAATTCAATCTTCCTTTAACTATTGAGCATAAAGACTATGTAGCTGCCGTAGGCACTAAAATGGCTGTTAATGCAATTTCAGTTAAAAGAAGTTTTAAGAAGTGGAGTGTACTTCTTCATGCACTGCGTAAGCATTACCCAGAGCTTGTAGAGGCACCAAAGCCTGCTCCAGCACCTAAGCCAGCGGCGGCTCCTAAAGCTGCTCCTGCAAAGCCTGCTCCGGCTCCCAAGCCTGCAGCAGCGCCCGTTAAGAAGGAGTCGTAATGGAAAAGATTTTTAACTTAACGTCTACTTTTAAAGCACTTGACGAAGATGATGGCGGTGTACACATCTGTGGAATGGCAAGTACTGCAGACTTTGATCGCGCAGGCGATACAATTGATGCACACGCTTGGACAAAGGGTGGACTAAATAACTTTGAGAAGAATCCTATTATTCTTTTCAATCATAACTATGACAAGCCAATCGGACGTGCAACAGGACTTAAAGTCACTGATAACGGTCTCGAACTAAAGGCTAAAATTTCTAAATCTGCGCCCGATCATGTGGCTCAGCTTGTAAAAGAAGGCATTCTTGGAGCTTTTTCTGTTGGTTTCCGAGTCAAGGATGCTGCTGAATTGTTCGAAGTATCAGTAGTATCGGTACCTTGTAACCAAGCAGCAACTTTCTCTCTGGCGAAATCTTTCGACTCAATGGATGAGTACGAAGAATTCAAGAAAACTTTCAAAAATAGTGTAGATCTAGCCGGTCAGTCTCTGGCTAAGGATGAAGATTCATTTGAAGCTAGTGATGCACCGGATGGAACTGAAAAGTCAGTTCAAAAGGAGATGAACATGTCGGAAGTACAAACTCCCGAAATCGACCTTGAGGCTTTTGCTAAGAAGGTAGCGGATGAGACTGCTGCTAAGATTGCAATTCGTCAAGCCGAAGAAAAAGCAGCCGCTGAAGCAGAAGCTAAAGCAGCACAAGACGCAGCCGAAGCTGAGCTTGCTAAGCAAGCAGAAGTTCAGTCTGTAATCAAAACTGGTATCGAGTCAGGCGCTGAGCGTCTTTTGGCTGATGTTGAAGCGAAGCTTCAAGAGAAAGATGCTAAAATCGAAGAAGTTATTGCTCAGTACAAGGGCCAGCTTGAAGAGAAGAACGAAGAAATCACAAAGATTCGTGACTCAAAGCGTGTATTCTCTGACCGCGTAGACGGCGACGTAATGTCAAAGTGGGGCAAAGAGTTCATGTACGGTCACCTTCTTGGTGTAATGACTGGCAAAGGTTGGGACACTGATTACTCACGTGATCTGTTCGAGAAGGCCGGTGCAGGTTTCTCAGCAACTTCAACTAACCTCAGCCTTGCAACAGACGTATCTGCTATGATTGAAAAAGAAATCATGCAAGAGCTTCGTCTTGCTCAAGCATTCCGTGAAGTAACAGTTAACTCTGAAACTACATTGATGCCACTACAGACTGATACTAACAAAGCTACTTGGGGCTCAAACGCGGCTACTTCTGGTAACCTCGAAAACCCAACAGGCTCTGACGGCTACCAGCCTTCAAATGTTATCATGAAAGCAACCAAGTTGATTTCAACTACTTTCATGAACAACGAGACTGACGAGCAGATGCTTATCAACCTCATGCCTATGCTTGTAGAATCAGTAGCACGTGCACACGCTCGCGCTGTTGACAATGCATTCATCAATGGTACATCAGGCGGTAACGAAGGCTTTGACGGCCTCGAAGCACTGGGCGCAACTACATTTGATACTTCAGTATCAGCAGCGAACCTTACAGGTACTGCAGTAGATGCAGCTGACTTCCTTTCAGCTCGTAAGTTGATGGGTAAGTATGGTATGAACCCAGCAGATCTCGTGTACGTTGTATCACAGAAGCGTTACTATGACCTTATCGCTGATGCGGCATTCGCTGACATCACTGACGTAGGTTCAGACGTTGCGACTAAGATCACTGGTCAAGTCGGTGCTATCTTCGGCACACCAGTAATCGTATCTGACCAGATCGAAGCTGAAGCAGATAACGCAACTGTCGGTTATGCTGTTAACATCCGTAACTTCGTTGTACCACGTCTCCGTGGCGTAAACGTAGAGCAGGACTACGAGGTAATGAACCAGCGTCGAGTAATCGTTGCTACTCAGAACCTTGGCTTTACTCAGCTCGCAGCAGACACTACTAACGACAAGTCAGTAGTTAAGCTCCTCTGCGTAGCCTAATAGCTAGCTAAATAAACTGGGGAGGGTTTCCTCCCCAAGTTTTTACTAATTGATTTATTATGGCAGATTTAATTACTCTTGCAGAATATAAGGAAATAGAGGGAATTGCAAGCCCTAAAGAAGACTTACGTCTTGCAACTTTAGTTCCTTCGGTGAGTCAATTAGTAAAAACTTACTGTGCTAATAGTCTTGTTGACTATTACTCAACGAATAAAGTAGAAACTTTTAGTATCGACTGGAATACTCACATTATTCAATTAACTGAGAGTCCTGTAAATACTGTAGTTTCTGTAGAGAAAAGAGACTCCGTTACAGACAGTTATACGACCGTGGCAACTACAGAATATTATCTTGACACTTCGACGGATAGTATACTTTATGTAACGGGGTCTACCTAACAGTGTAGCTTTCCCAGACCATATTAAGCGAGTGCTTGATATGTATAAGAATTTTTAATGGCTAAAGGTAGTTTAATAAAAGTCCTAAAAGATTTAGATAAAACTTTAGAGAAAAGTTCAGAAGCGTATCGTACTTTAGTATCTAATAAGCAAGCACATTACATAATTGTTAACAAAAAAGATATTAAACAGCAAATCAAGCAACAGCTTTCTATTGTAGAGAGAGATGGGCGTTTTCAGAGCCTCACAGAAAGATTAGAAAAGATTGTCGACACAGAAGTCGATAATATGTATGAGTATTTGGCTACTAATCTACACCCTTCTAAATTTGAAACAAATAGAAGAAAGTATTTAACTAGTAATTACTCAAAAGGCTCCAATATTTTGACAGTTGTTTTGGAAACGAAAGAAGGGGTCGAGCCTAGAGACGTTTTTGCGTATTTTAGAAGAATTAAACAAAGGTCTCAGAGAACTTTAGTTAAAAAGTTAAATGCTGAAATTAAAAAGTTAAATGCTAGTAACAAGAATAAAAGAAAAGAGGTTCAAGCCTCTGATTTTTTAGATATTGGACATATTGGAAGTTCTGCAGTATCTTTGCAAAGAAAAGCAGCGGTGCAAAAAACTCTTTATAATTTTAGTCAACAACAGAACCCTACAGTTAGAAAGTTTTTATCCAGCGTGGCAGATGATATAGGAATTAAACTGGAAAAGACCCCTTCAAAAAAGAAAGTAGGAGGAAAAGAAGTAATCTCAATTACTCTAGAAAGTTCAAGACTAAATAAAAAAGAAGGACGAGAAAAACTAGCAGCATTAGCGGGTGATTTAAATAAAAAGCTATTTGAAGCCTCAGAAAAGTATGGAGAACAGTGGGCAGAGTTAAAAGGCTCTCCTTCTACTGTTGACAGAGCAGAACAACAAGTACTAAACGAGTTTGCAAAAATTAAAGGTAAAAAGAACTTTAAATCAAAAATACTAAGTAAAAATAAGTCTAGTGCAAGTATTAAAAGAAAGACAAAAACCAAAAAAGGAAGTGGCTTTAGAGATTCAAAAAAGGCTCCTCCTGTTAATTTCGGAAGAATAGAAACTAAGCAGCAGTCCCCTATACAACTGATGGGGCTACTAAATGCAAAACTTCCCAGAACGGTAGCTTCTAATATGGGAGCTCCCCGACTTGAAAATGTTACAGGACGTTTTGCAGCAAGTGTTCGTGTTACTGATGTAACTCGAACACCTCAAGGGTTTCCAAGTATAGGATACACCTATCAAAGAGACCCGTATAGCGTATTTGAAGCTTCGAGTGGAACAAGATTTGCAAGCCCGGAAAGAGACCCCCGAACTTTAATTGATGCTTCAATACGGGAAATAGCAGTAGAGCTTATAACAACAAGGTTATACACCAGGAGACTATAGTGGCAAGCAGAGATTATACATCCAGACGTTCTAATATATTAGATGCCTTAGTAGTCAAATTAAAAGATATAGACGGCTCCGGAGCTTTTCTCACAGACGTTGCAAATAATGTACACCCTCGATTAAAGTTTTGGGACGAAGTTGTAGAGTTTCCCGCTATTCACTTAAATGCGGGAGGAGAAACTCGAGAGTACCAAGCCGGAGGGTATAAAGATAGATTTTTAAGTGTTACAATACGTTGTTATGTTTCTGACGAAGAAAATGCAACAGAAGTACTAAACTTGTTAATGGAGGATATTGAAACTGTCATTGAGGAAAACTCTAGGCTGAAATATTACGACAAACAAAACAATGAGTATAACGCTCAACAACTTAGTATAGTCAGTATAACTACTGATGAAGGAGTTTTGGAACCTCTAGGAGTTGGAGAAATTCAGATAGAGGTTCGTTATTAGAAAATACTGGCACGAACAAATGTTCACGTCCAAGTCTTTTCAAGTTTCAAGACACTTCTGGAAACAGTAAGCGCGGACGACGAGTATTTAACGACTCTCTTGCACCAGTAGAGTGGTCTTTTAGCACATACGCACGTCCTTTCCTCTCTGCAGCTTCTGATACTGCAGGCAATGCGGACAAAGACGGTACTTCAAATCATCACGCTGTAGAAGAAATTCTTTGGGCCTTGATGGCAGGTGCTGCTACTTATACAGCTCCGACTAGCTCTTCTGCTACTGCATTAACTGGTGTTACTTACAACGACAATACTAGCCCTGTAGACCTTGCGACAGATATGACTATTGTAGACTTTGATAGCTCAAACAAGTCAACTCTTGGTACTGCAGAAATTTTCTTCTCGCTTGATGACGGCGGAAGCAATCCTGTAGTATATAAGTGTACTGATGCGGTTGTAAACGAAGCTTCTATTGATTTTGATGTAGATGGTATTGCTACTATTGCATGGTCTGGTTTTGCACAGACTCTTGCCGAAGACTCTAAGCCAACTCGTACCGTGTTTGAAGCAATTAACTCAACAAACAATTACATTCGTAACCGTTTGACTCAGCTAGCAATTACTGCAGGCGATGTTCGGTAAACTTACCTATCGGTCACGTTACTGGGGCGCGTTCAGTAAGTGGCTCATTTAGCTGTTACTTAGGTCTTGATTCAGCTACTAACACAGGTACTTCTACAGACTTTTTTAACGACTTAACTTCAAGTACTGCTCGTACTAAAGTTGTAAATGAGTTTGATTTAACTTTCAAAGTTGGTGGAGACACTGCGGAAACTCCTGTTTACCACTTTAACTTCCCAACAGCTCACTTTGAGATTCCTGCACACAGTGTAGAAGATGTAATCTCAATTGAGACAAGCTTCCAGGCACTTCCATCAACAATTGGTGAAACTGATGAAGCCACTATTAAGTTCCACGGAGTTACTCCAGACTAATAAAAATAATGATTTACAAGGGGCTTCGGCCCCTTTTCTTTACTCCTACCAAAAATAACTCTTGACAAGTCTCTTTGTGTTATTTAGCTCGAGAAGAGTTGCTTAAACTGCGTAAAAAGTGTGTCAGCACAAAGTTTGATAAAAAGACACGTCAACCCGAAGAAGTACTTGACGAAGAAAAGTTTTTAGTAGAATACTGTAGGGCAGTAATTAAAAGTTGGTCGGGCTTGAAGTTTTCGTACCTAGAAGAGCTTCTTTTGGTAGATGTCTCGGCTTACGACCCTGATGATGAACTTCCCTATACACAAGAAAACGCAGAGCTTCTTATGAAGAACTCTAATGTATTTGATAGTTGGGTTACTGAAACAGTCGGTGACCTCGAAAATTTTACTGGGAACAAATAGAGGAGATAAAGTCTCTTCTATTTAGGTACGTAAAAGAATCAGAGTCTAAAATAGACCTTGATAGGTACTTGCTGTTATGTGAACAGCTAGGACAAGAGCCAGACCCTGCCAAAATGCCGCTCGAGCTTTCGGATTTTCCCGGAGAAGTTCAAGTGGCATTTTTTATGTTCAGCTTACTACCAGATCATTGGGAAGGAATGAGCGGAACATATATGGGGAAATATTGGGATGGTATAGACTACTTTTTTAAACTGTACGAAGTCGATAATCCTAGAGTAATTTTATATATAATGAAATTATATGAAAGTATAATAGTACAAGATAGAGCAGAGAAAGCAGAAAGAAAGCGTAAACAGTCAGAGCAACAATCTAAGGCGAGCGGTGGAAAAACTTACACCCATAATATAAAAGGCTAATGGCAAAGAAAATTACTATAGATATTGAAGTAAATGGCAAGATGCAGAAAGCCACTGTGTCCGCTAAAAAGTTGCGAGACGCTTTAGACCAGACTAGTAAAAGTGCTAGAACTACTGATAGGAATATGAAAGGCGCGTCTCAGCAGTCTGCCAACGCTACTAAAAACTTTTCTAAAATGGCTCAAGGCATGACAGGTACTTTAGTTCCTGCATATGCTACTCTAGCAGCAAACGTATTTGCTATTAGTGCGGCTTTTAACTTTTTAAAGAGTGCGGGAGATCTTAAAGCGCTACAAGAGGGGCAGACCGCGTATGCAGCAGGAACAGGTATAGCTATAAAGAACTTAACTAACGATATTATTTCTGCTACTAATGCTCAAATCTCTTTTCAAGAAGCCTCACAAGCAGCAGCGATAGGCTTAGCTTCCGGGCTATCTCAAACTCAATTAAAACAGCTTGGGACGGCAGCTAAAGATGTATCTCTTGTATTGGGTAGAGATGTTACAGATTCTTTCAATCGTCTTATTCGAGGTGTAACAAAAGCAGAGCCAGAACTATTAGATGAACTGGGCATTATTTTACGATTAGAGACCGCAACAGAAAATTATGCACTTGCCCTAGGCAAAAATGCTAAAGAACTAACTCAATTTGAGAGAAGTCAAGCAATTGCTAATGAAGTATTAACTCAATCTCAGACAAAATATTCAGACTTGCTTTTAGGGCAAGAAAACCTTGCAAACTCTTTTACCCGCCTAGGGAAGGCTTTTGAGAACGACTTTTTAAAGCCGCTAAAAACAGGAATAGCAGAAGTTCTAACACCTGTAGTTAATTTTTTGGCGGATAACTTAACAGCCCTAGCCGCAGCGCTTACTTTACTGGCTCTACCTATTACTAAAGCTATTATTCCTAGCTTAGACGACTGGGCCTCTTCCTCTAAAAAAGCTGCTGCAACTGCAAGAAAAGAATACAAAAGCATAAAGAAAGAAATACAAGAACTGCAGGTTGCTCAGGAAATGTTCAAAGCACAAGCAGCAGACCCTAACGTAGCTGCTCAAGCCGCTTTAAAAAATATAAAATCAAGAAGTACTGGAGTTGCAAAGTTTCAATCAGGAGATTTTGGTTCTATAACTAAAAAAGAGGTAGATGGGCTTTTACTTGCGGCAGAAAGAGGCAAAGGCGCTGTTACAAATATGAGCAGCCAGATGAAAGTACAATACATTGCATCATTAAGAGCTATAAAAGCTGAAAGCACTAAAACTTTTGGCGGTATTAAAGCAACCATGACTAACTTAGGTAACTCATGGAAAATTACTACTAAAAGAATGGTGGCTGCTTGGAAAACTGCTACAGTGCAAATGAAGCTATTCGCTGCTCGAGCCGCCAAAGGTATAGATCGTGCTTTTAAAGCAATGGGCTGGATAGGTTGGATACTTTTAGGAATAGACCTAATAAAACTAGCCTATGATAAGTTGGTGGGGTTTTTTGAAACGGAAGAACAAAAAGAAAGACGAGTTTTTGCAGAAAATGAAAAAGAGCGGATAGAAGGAATAACAGAGTCATTAAAATCCTTAAATGAAGAGCTATCTACTATTATAAACAGAAGTACTCAAAAATCAGGCCTTGCAGGAGGAACTCAGTTAGCAAACTTTTTAGGAAATGTTGATATATATCAACTGAGGGACGGGTTAATGGCCGGTTCTGCCGCTGCAGCTCAAGTGGTAGAAAGTATTGCATTAGCTAGTAATAAAAGCGGTATTCCTGCAATGGGCACAGCAGCTTCTACCTTCGCCGCCACGTTAGACCGAATTAACAACTCAGAAGGAAAAGAAAGAGAAAATCAAATTAGTCAGTTATTACAAGTTCTTAGTGCTATGCAAGAGACTGCTAATGTGGCGAAAGAGCTAGAGCAAAGCCTAAAAAATCAAGGAGAACTACAAGCTAAAATTTTAGCAGATTTGACGCCTAGAACTAAATATGATAATATGATTGCTCAATACAATCAAACTTTAGAAATAGCAGCTAAAAATAGGGTTGCTATGAACGATGACGAGTTAAAGCAATTTAAGCAAGGAAAAGCTCTTCTAAAAATAATGGAAACTTTGCGAGAGCATGAGCTTGGAATGATAGAAAAGTCAATGGAAAAAGAAAGAGACAGGGTAAAAGCGTTAAGAGAGTCAGGAACTGAAAAATCAAAAGTACTAGTCGCTATCTCAAAGGAAGAAAGCCTTGAGCAAGATATTTCAAAAATTAAAAAACGGCAAGAACTATTTGCAGCAGGAGAAGTTGAACTTACACAAGACCAAATTAACGCGGACAGTCTACGGTTGCAAATTTTAAAGCAACAGTTACTTACAGCGCAACAAAAAACACAACTAGCAAGAATAGAGCTAGGTCTTTTAGCACAGGTCAGAAGCCAAGCACAAAGAAACGCAAACTTAAAACTTGGAGGCGTACAACAGCAAGGAATGCTAGGAGTATTTGCGGCACAAAGAGGCAGACAATTAGCAGCCGGCCAAGCCCAACTCGGGGTAGATAAAGCTAGAACTGAATTATCAAGGCTTACTAAACAAAGAGGGGTAGATGGATACGGAGAGGGTACAGACTTAAGAAAAGAGCTAGAGGCTCAAATAGCTTTACAAAGTACGGCTTTAGATATAGAAGAAGAAAGACTTACTCAAGCAAATAAAAATCTTACTGAAGTAGGAAGAATCGGACTAGCGGTTGGTAACACTTTAAATGATAGCATGCAATCTGCCTTTGACGGACTTATTCAAGGAACTATGACAGCGAAAGAAGCTTTTGCAAGTATGGCTACGAGTGTACTGCAGTCAATAGCAAAAATTATAGCAGAGTTACTTACAGCCAAGCTATTAACCGCAGCACTAGGAGGTACTACTTTTGGAGGGTTTTTA